GGCATCACTACCACATCTATCACATGTTATTAGATTATCCATTGATTTCTATTTTTTTAGGTAATTCAATTTTATTTAATTTAGGTAATTGAAGTTTAACTTGTTTAGGTAATTCAGGTAAATTTCTAGTTAAAATATCTTTAAGTTGTTCTTTCATTTTTTCAAAACTAAAATTAGTTCTACTATGAAAACCTTGACGTTTACCTTTTACTTGCCATTCTTTATAATTTTCAAATACATCATTCATAAAATGACCAATATGACCATGATCAGGAGAAAACCATTGTGAATTTTCTACTAACATATCTTTTACTTGAGCTGATGGGTGTATTGGAGTTAATTTACCTCCTAATAATGCTGTAAATTCTTGATTTAAAAAATCTAAATGCCCTGACCACCCTGAAGCTATAATAGGTTTGTTTGTTAAACTAAATTCAAGTAATGGACGACCAAATCCTTCACCTTTAGTTAAAGAAACCATTGCTTTTATTTTAGGATGATTATACAACTCATTCATTTCCTTATCTGTAAATTCTCCGTGTAATAAATAAATTGAAGGTAATTTACTACCAGGTACAGATTTACGAATAGCATCTATTCTATTTTGAATTTCTCTTCTATCCATATAAGAAGCTCCTACTATACTTGTTTTTAAAATAAGAGCAGGCATTTTAGATTTATTTTTAAAGATTTCATAAAATGCTTTAACTAATAAACCTACATTTTTTCTATCTTCACCTAAATCACCTTGCATCCAGTGACCTACAAATAAATAAGCAAATGATTCTTTAATTGAATCTAAATCTTTAACTAAATTTTTAGATGTAAGTTCTTTTACTTCTAAAGGTTTATAAATTTCTAAATTTGCACCTTCAATTAATACTTCAATAGGTTTGTCTAATTTAACTTCACCTTGTATTTGATTTGTTTGTTTATTATTAATCTGATAGTTAGTATTTTTAAAAACAATTTGAGAATGAGTTGATGAAGTTAATATTAAGTTCATTCTATTACAACCTTCAAGCCATTGAGGAGCACAAACCGTAGTTTCAATTCCAGCTGTTAAGCCAATATTATATTTTCCTACAGGTTGAAATTCATTTGGTACTGTAATTTGGCACCAAATATCAGGTTGTTCTGTTAATTGTGGAACTATATGATTTTTAAGAAATCCCCATTCTTCAATGTGATCTTCTATAAAACCAAAAGGTGTCATCCCCCAACGTTGAGGTAAAATCCTAACTTCATATTCATTTAATTCAATAAGAGCTTTTACAAAGTCTCTTGAACGTGCACCATAACCCGAGTAAGTGTCAATTGGACAACTTACAAAAAATGTATTTTTACTCATATTAATAAACTAATTTATGTTTTAAAACCCTTGGTTCGAAATCTGTATCTTTTAAAAATTCATATTTTTCTCTAGGTTTCCAAGTTAAAAATAACTCATCTAAAGCTTCAATAATGCGATTAGACATTTTTTCAGAAGTAAATCCTGCTTCATCTCCTGTAACCCATTCCATACCTTTTAAACCTATTTCTTTTCTTTTTTCTTTATTTAAATTATAAAGTTCCATTATTTTTTCAGCGGCATGTTCAGGTTGACAACGGTCATCAAAAATATAAGGAGTTGGAACTGATCCGATTAAAGAAGAATTGCTTGGGAAAACTGGGAATGCCCATTCACCATGTTTCTTATAAGTACCTTTATGGTTAGATGGAATATTAGGATCAGGAGTAAACCATTTACCTTCATTATCTATAAATCTCATTTGGTCTTGCATTCCACCAGTTACATTTGCTATAATTGGGGTACCTGTAAGTAAAGCTTCAGTTAATGCTAATCCCCACCCTTCATTAGAAGATAAAAGTATAACACCATCAGCACAGTTGTATAATAAATTCATATCAACTGTTTCTAACCTATTAGGTGAAATAAATATTTTACAAGTATCTTTAGGACAAATGTATTCAATTACAGCCGGAAGATCTGTACCATTATCATCCACAGGTTGGGTATGAAGTATAAATAAGCATTTTTCTGCTTTTTCTTTAGGTAGTTGATCTGTAAATAATCTCCAAGCTAAAATAGCATCTGGAATTGATTTACGTCTAATGTTTCTTGAGTTAAATAAAAGAATAAAATCATATTCTTTGTTTTGAGTAAGTTGCAATTTAAATTTCTTTAAATTTTCAAACTGTTCATGTTTTTCATCAATTGGAAAAAACATTTTATTATTTAATCCATGAGGTACATACTTAATAATTTTATTTTTACCAGCATCACCTAAAACTACTTTATTAATATTTACTGTTTGTTTTGAAATACCTAATAAAGCATCACATGATTCATAAAATTCTTTATTATATGCCGGAGCAGGTAAGTCATCCCAAATATTAAGATAAACAATGGGGATACGTTTACGTATCTCATTTTCCATTTGGAATACCCAAGTAAAATATCTTGGATCTGTAATTAAAAATATTGCATCTGGTTTTTCAATATTAATAATATGCCTTAATAATTCAGGAGAACCATAACCATCAGTTGGGTATAGTTTTACTGAGGAGTCTTCAATGCCCATTGTTTTATTAGTATCTTCAGATACATCTAAAACTTTTCCTTTATCAGGGTGATTAATTGCTCCGGCTAATTGAATCCAATTATACCTGTGAGAAGTATGTAAAACCATTTCTCTGCCTATTTGAGCTACACCCGAGTGTACCCTAATATCGTCCGTCAACAAGAGGATTTTTTTTCTATCCTCTTTTTTAATGTAACCTTCTTTCATTAAGTGTTTTTTTTTAGTTTGTTTCTGTTTCGTTTGAATCTAAATTAGTATGAGAACTAATTTTTTTTCTAAAATCATCATCTGTAAGATACAAATGAATTGCTCGGTCGGCAAGCTTTTGAAAAGAAAATTTACGTTTAACACACTCAATTTTAAAATTTTCAAATAAATCACTTTGGATTTTGACACTAGTAAGTGTCATTTCTTTTTTATTACTCATAATCTTAATTTGTTATATTCGTCTATACATATTTACATTTTTAAGAAAAAATATATTTTTATTTAAAAAGAAGCATTACATAATTCTTTATTTTCTTTAAAGGGACAGTAATTACAACTATGTTTAGATGGGGTAGGAATATAAGTTTTGTCTTTATAACCATCTTTATCAAATACATCTTCAATAAATTCATTTATAGCTTTAGTTGCCTTAGCTAATTTAATTTTTCCTGAGGGGGGTGTAAAACACTGTACCCTAGGAATATTATAATCAGTGTTTTCATATATTTTACGTCTTAAGATAAAAAATTCAATACTAATACTATCTACAGGTACCCTAAATTGTTCTGAAAAGAATTGTTTATAGAGTATAAGTTGGAATTGTTTGTCTTCATCTTTTTTAGCATCAGCATTCCACCCATTAGTAGAGGTTTTAATGTCAATAATTTTAAATTCATTGGTGGGTTCGTGGTATAATACAACGTCTAAATACCCTTGATATACTACATTGTTATAACGTTTATTAGGCGTTATAACCACAGGTATCTCACAACCTACCAAATACCACCCACGTTTGCTAAAATACCGTCCTTTTTTACTTTTTAAATGTTCTAAAATAGTAACCCCGTCTTCATAAAATTCTCTTAATTCTTCAGAAGTACTAAAATGAAGGTTATTATTTCTTTGGTATTGATTTTTATATTCGTTTCGAAATGCTTCTTCAAACATTTCAATAATATTTTCTCTATTTGCTGCTTCCCCACTTTTAGTATACATTATATCTAAATAATGTTGAATTACTTGATGTAATGAAGTTCCGAATACAGTATGAATTGAAGGAGTAGATACCTTTATACCTTCTTTATATTGAAGTGCCCATTTTAAAGGACAACTTCGATACATTGAGAGTTGAGAATAAGAAATATTTTTTTGAAAAGCGTAATTTATCCCTTCAGGCTTAAATTCCTTTATTTCTTTTACAATTTGAGGTATTTTTTTCTTTGCCAATGTTTATTTTTTCCATTTATTTTTCATTACTAACATAGCAATAATGCCATAATTAGCTATATCAATAAAACTATCAATCATTCCTTCACCTTCCACATAATTTTTCCCATCACGTTTTAATAAGTTTTTTAAACGATTAATCTTATCACTACAACGTAACCAAATTCCTGTAAGAGATAATTTAGTATCTTCAGGATCTTCAAGTGAAGAACCTAAAGAGATATTATGTAAACCATAGTCCAACATTTTTTTAGCAAATAATTCATATTGTTCACTCTGAATTTGTTTAAATTCTTTAGCTAAAGTAGGGTATGTATTTTCAAAATCTGTGGTTGCAGATGGAGTTTTTTTAGATTTTTTATTATTTTCATAAGGAGTAAGATTTCCCCATATTTCACTATTTTTAGTCATATTTTAGCTTCCTTTAAAATTTTATTTATTTGTTTTTCTTCAATTCCTAGTTTATGTAAAATTTCATTTAATCCTTTTTTACCTAATATAGGAAAATATTGTTCTGCTTCTTTTAAACTACACTCATAAAAAGAAGATACATGCTTAACTAATTCTTCAGGAGCGGATTTTACTTCACTCTTAATATACTTAAGCCATACCTTCTTAGATGGGATCATTTCTTTATAAATGGTATAGATTTGTTTTTTATTTTGTGGGTTAATTTTTTGAACATAATTAACGACATCAATATAATCAACACTCATAGATAAAAATCTATGAACCATATACGAATTAAAAACATTCCACTCTTCCTCAGAAAATTTTTCTGGGGGTGATTTTTTAATTGTAATTTCTTCTAACCAATTAAATAGTGTCATTTTCGTATTCTTCCCTTAATTCTGCAGGGATAGTACTTTTAAGAACTTTACCTGTAAATGGATCATAGAATACAGGAATTGGCATAACTGCATCTTCTTTAGAACCAACTACAAATTTAGATACTTTACGAAGTAAAACTCCTTGAGCAAATACTTTATGCCCTTCGGGTGATTCAATACCAGTGGTATTTTTTAAATCAATGTTAATGTTTAGATTTTGTTGTTCCATATTATTTATTTTTTATTATTTGATTTATAAGAGCCATACAATTTATTTCCTTATCAATACGAAAATTAGATTGGTATGAGTATTCGTTTACAAGTACAGCTATAGTGCCTTCGTTTCCAGGAGCATATTCACTTGAATGGTCAAAAAGAAAACGATAAAATTCTTCAAAATCTTGAACATTAGCATTAGCAACTATTTGTCTAATTTCCTTCCAATTAGGTTTAGGTTTAATTAATTCCTTAAGAACTTGAGTCATATAATTAGATGAAACTAAAACTTCTTGATCTATAACTAATTTATTATCCTGAGTAGATAATTGAATAGTGTTTAGCATTTTACGTAAATCAGGATAAGACCTATTTACTATAGTTTTAATATCTTCTAATTCATATTTTGTATTTTCTTCATCTAAAATATGAGCAATATGTTTTGCTATATCTGTTTTAGATGGTGGTACAATTTTAAGTACTTGACAACGTGATTGAAGTGGATCAATAATACGTTCTATAAAATTACAAGTCATTATAAAACGTGTAGTACGAGAAAACGTTTCAATTATATTACGTAATGAAGCCTGAGCTTGAATTGTAAGAAAATCAGCTTCATCTAAAATGATTATTTTAATAGGTTTAAAAGAAGCAGCACTAGCAAAACCAGATACTTTATCTCGAATAGTTTCAATACCACGTTCATCACTACTATTAATGTATAAATAATCACAATCAAGATTTTTAACTATAATCTTAGCTAAAGTAGTTTTACCGGTACCTGCAGGTCCATAAAAAATAAGGTTTTGAATATCATTTTGAGCTAAATACTGTGATATAGCTTTTTTAATATTTTCATTACCTACATAATGTTCTAAACTAGCAGGACGATAGCGTTCAACTAATAATGAATGTAATTTAACCATAACCTAAATATCTAAATTCCTTGTTTAAATTCCCCGTATAAAGAATAAGTTTTTGGTTTTTCTTCGGGTATAACTTCTTCATTAGTAAGAATAGCATATAATTTACTATCTAAAGGAGCTAATCTAAATTCACATTTAACACCACTTTCTTTAAACCAAGCTTCAAGAGTATCAGTAATAGAATTATAAATTATTTTATTACTATCTCCCATTAATACCCAACGGTCCCCAGGGGGGACACGTTCAGCTATTTGTACAAAAGTTTCTGTTAATTTAGTTTTCATAAATTAGAATTGAAGAGGTTCTTCTTGTGTATTCTTTTCTTCACCTGTAGGAACTACAACACATTCTGTAAGAAGGACAGTTCCAGCTACTGCAGCTGCATTTTCAAGAGCAGTACGAGTTACTTTAGTTGGATCTATAATACCTGCTTCTTTCATATTAACTATATCTTCAGTTTTAATATTAAAGCCATCCCAAATACTACCTGCACCTTCTAATTTTAAACCTGCCATTTGGGATTCAGCTGGATCGTAACCAGCATTTGTAAGAATAGTTTCAAATGGTTTTCCACAAGCTAAATAAACAATTTGTTTACCAATATGTAAATCACTACCTAGTATATCTTCAGTTTTATTAGTAATAGCTTCACGAGCATATAATAAAGCAACACCACCACCAGGAACAATACCTTCTTCAAGAGCAGCTTTAGTAGCATTTAAAGCATCATCTACACGATCTTTTTTCTCTCTCATTTCAGTTTCAGTATAACCCCCAACATGAATAATAGAAACTCCACCTACCATTTTAGCTAAACGGTTTTGTAGTTGTTCTGTTTCAAATGGAGTTTTTGCTTTTTCAATTTGTGATTGAAGTTCTTCTATACGTTGACTAATTTTTTCTTCTTTACCTTTACCATCAACTATAGTTGTTTGTTCTTTGTTAACAGTAACAGCACGAGCTTGACCAAACCATTCCCAACTAAATTTATCAAGTTTCATACCTTTATCTTTATCAAACACTTGACCACCAGTTAGGGTAGCAATATCTTCAAGAATAAGTTTACGACGTTCACCAAAATCAGGAGCTTTAACAGCACATACTTTTAAAATACCCCTTGCTTTATTTACAATAAGAGTAGCTAAAGCTTCACTATCAATATCTTCGGCAATAATCAAAAGTGATTTGTTAGTTTGAGAAACACTTTCAAGTATAGGAAGTAAATCTTTTACTTGAGTAAAACGATGATCTGCAATTAAAATATAAGGATCGTTTAAAGTACAAGTCATTGAATTGTTATCTGTAACAAAGAAATGAGATTTATAACCACGATCAAATTGCATACCTTCTACTGTTTCAAGATAGGTTTCACCTGATTTTGATTCTTCAATATGAACTACTCCATCACGTCCTACTTTTTCAATTGCAGTAGCAATCAATTTACCTATCTCAACGTCGTTGTTAGCTGAAATAGTAGCTACTTGTTGTAATTGTTCTTCAGAAGAAATATCATTTGATATGTTATTTTGAAGATATTTAATTACTTCTTTTACAGCAAGATCTATACCACGTTTAATTTCTACAGCATTTGCTCCGTTATTAAGGTGTTTTAAACCTGCTTTAATCATCTCATGAGCTAAAAGAGTAGAAGTAGTAGTACCATCTCCAGCTTTATCAGCTGTTTTCATAGCAGCTTGACGAACCATCTGTGCTCCTAAATCTTGAATTTTATTTTCAAGAAAAATACTTTTAGCAACTGTAACTCCATCTTTAGTTGAGATAGGAGAAGCACCATTTTGATCAATAACTACATTCCTACCATTTGGACCTAAGGTACAAATAACTGCTTTTGCTAAGGTTTCAATACCACACATCAATTCATTTCGGGCATATAAACCTAATTTAACTTCTTTTTTCATTTAAATAATTTTTAATCGTTAATAATTCGAGCTAAAACTTGATTTTCAGGACCAATGTAATATTCATTTCCTTCAAAATGGAGTTTAGTAAACCCCATTGTAGGAAGAACAACTACATCTCCTTCACAAATTTGTGTACTAATAAATTCTCCTGTAATAGTATATCTACCAGGACCAACAGCTATAACTGTTCCACGTTCATTTTTTTCTTTACCTAAATCAGGTACAATAATTGAACCATAAGTAGTTTCTTCTACTTCTAGTGGTTTTACAATAACTGCATCAAATAATGCTTCTAGTTTCATAAATCTTTTGTATTAAATAATTTTTCTGTTTCTTTGTTAATATGTTCCCATTCTTTAATATAATCCTTAACGGATTCATAGGTTTTATCTTCAACTATTAATTTAGCGTTAGCAACTGCTTTTAAAGCGCTTCCTAAATTTTTATAGTGTCCTAATGGTTTTTCATATACTTTATCTACACCACTTTTTTTAAGGTGATGTTCCTTATTAGGTTTAACTATTTCATAAACTGTGTAACAGTACGCATCTTTTCCAATATAGAAAGGAGCTAGTGATGGATCTTTGATGATTGACATATATCTTGCTTTTTTTGTTTACGTAAATATAATAAACAAAAGTAACCTATCCAAATAATTTTGTACTTTTTTTAAATTAAAAGCCTTGTTCTGCTTTTCTTACT